CGCATTTTCCATTGAATCATCAATGTTCAAAGCTGATTTCACATCATTAAGCGTTGTGTAGCCGTTAGTGATTGCCACGCTTTATTCTCGTTTCTACTTTGGGAATCATTGCGCGTTCCAATTCAGGAACGGCGGTAGTAGTTTCCTTTGATTTTACCTTAATTCTTAAAATTCTTTTTATGCGTTCCATATATCGTGCTGCCTATCATCTAGCCAATAATTCTTAGAGTGAGGCAAAATCGCGCCTGTGTGGGCGTAGATAGGAAAGCCAAGTGATCTAACGCGCCGGCAAAACTGTAAATCCTCACCAATCCAGTTGCCGTGGATAGGTCCATCCCAAAACCAACACCAATCTTGCCCCTGGTGTTCATCAGCTTCATCACGCATTTTTTCTAGCACGCTGCGATGAATCAAAAGGCAACCGGTGCCTGCTGCATCTACTTCAAATAGCGAATCTTTATCGTATTTGTTCAAAGGCAAAAAGCCTTCAGGTGCATCTTGAAAGATTGTTGGAACCGGTTGAGGATATGGGAACCCTGTTTCAAAACTTGCAAATACTAATCCCGCCACAATTGGGCGTTCCTTTTCGTGAGCCGCTTCAACCAATTTATCAAAACTTGAAACTGGCAGTTGCTCATCTGAATCCATCATTAAAAGCCAATCAGATTTGGTTTCCAAGAATTGCTTAACCAACCGATTGCGTTGCTTTGATAAAAGCCCTGAACCCTTGATTCGCACAAAGGGGCCTAATCGAGATGCCCTAGATTGAGTAAGTTGAATCAAGCTAAATGCAAACCCGCCATCAACTGTACCTGGATCACAACTACCAATTGAAACTTTATGTGCGCTTTTCATAATCCCCCGATTAATTGAGAAGTGAAGGTTGGGCTAGTTGGGGGAAACTAACCCAACCTTCACAATTTTTAACTCTCTAGATTAGAAAGTTGGTGCTACCAAACCGGTGCCTGAAATGATTGAGGCAGCGAGTGGGTAACGCTCTGCTGAGAAGGCACCAAAGCCATAAACAACAGACTTAACAGTGAGTGAGCCAGCGCCTGTTGCATCAAATGAAAGTGCAAATGGTGATCCTGTCCGAGATGTGCGGTCAATACACCTTCATGCATGAGGACATCGACGCACTGGACCCGCTGGTTAAAAGAAAGGGGCGCGACGAGGTTTTCCTGCCTCACTTTCTCATCACTCAAAGGAGTTCAATTTCCCTGAAGTCTCCTGGCGCTGAAAAAATCTGGAAAGCACTCGGTGAGCGATTTCCCGGCACAACGAAGGGGAATATTGGCCCATACGCGGATTACATGAGGTCCATTGGCGCGTTCAGCCTGATTCCAGACATGCCTGAGCACGTTGTTGCTGACAGGCCACCGCCAGAATGGATGGTGAAGCACTTGGAGTTAATTCAGCAGGCCAAGGCTTACCCGCCGCCTAGCTATTGGCCTCCCAAGCTGCTTTTGGCTTACACGGCGCTCTTGGATAACTACTTCAAGATTTCCGAATCCGTGACGAATAAAATGGATGCCAACAGGTTTCGGATTGGCTCAAGTCAGGTGGACAATCTCCAGAAGCAAATTCAGAACATCCTGAATGAAGGATATTCGCCAGAAGTGGCCGAAGAACAAATACGAGCATCCTTGAGCAATAACAGGCTTGCAGTTTATCTACCCAGCAAACGTCCATGAACGCACAAACCATACTAGAGCGACTCAGAAACGCCAAATCCAAGATGGATGAGGCAAATAACTCTGCCGATGAGGCAATTCATCTCATTCGGGAGGCCATGCTTGAAGCAAGATCCAATCTTGGTTTTTCCGCTGAAAAGTTTGGCAAACTGTGCGGAATCACTCCTCAGTATGTTTTCCGCATTGAGGCTGGCAAGGCCCATTGGAGCGAGGATTGCCTCAATACATTCATCTCAAACATGGAGAGGTGAGCTTTACGACGAAGCCCAAGAAGCCAGTTGACCACCCCCTGCACCCGCCACATTATGGCGCACATCACATGACACCATCACCCAAACAAGTTCTTGGATACAACGACCCATCCCGTCCACGCAGCCTGCCTGAGCAGATTGAGTATGGCTATCTGCGCCTCATGGAAAGCCTTGATTTTCACTCAGGCAAGCTGGCCGAACTGCGCGAAACGCTCAGTGATGAGGAGCAGATCAGCATCGTTGAGCACATCATTTCTGACATCGCCGTGATCCTTGGTCGCAACTCCAAATTGCGTCACAAGCTGGTCGCCAACATTCAAACCAGACTGGAGGGAAATTCTCATGGATGATTCATGGCTGGCAGGCGACCTTGCCGCGTTCCTCATGGGATTCTTCAGCGCATCGCTCATTTGGGTTGTGTTCTGCATCTTTCGGCTAAGAAAGAGCTATCAGGAGCTTTTAGATATTGCCGACGAGCAATATGTGCGCGGGTTTCGTCGTGGTCAAAAATCGCCCACATTGACTCCTCTCGCGCCAACCGATTCAAACATTTGATTTCCCCATGCAAGCCCTCGCCCTTCAACTTCGCGCCCTTCAATTTCTCGCCCATCGTGCCCACAATGAGTGCAACGGCGACACGTTCTTTCAGGATCACTCGTTCCTTGGTGGACTCTACAAGTCCTACGAGGAGCACTACGACAATGTGATCGAGCGTATCATCGGGCTTGAGAACGAGCAGATCAGCATTTCCAAGATCAATCAGCAGGCCGCTGAGATGTCGTCTGTGAACCCAGGGTCGAAGGACTGCGCCGTGTTCTTCAAGATTCTGCTCAAGGGCGAAGAGGATGTTTGCACCTTGGTCAAGGCAATAACCCCCAAGGCCACAGATGGCACGCAGAACTTGCTGCAAGCCATCGCGGACGAGTCCGAGAAAACTCAATACAAGCTCAAGAAGCGCCTTGCCATCATCTAGTCGTCAGCATAAGATTACCACTATGGAAAAGAAAAAAGGACCAAACCTCTCAGTCGGTCGCGGCGAGAAGCTGCCCGTTTCCAAAGGAGCAGGACTTACCGCCAAGGGTCGCGCCAAATACAACGCCGCCACTGGCTCGAATCTCAAAGCTCCTGCTCCCAACCCCAAGACGCCCGCCGACAAGGCGCGCAAGAAATCGTTCTGCGCCCGCTCGTCTAGCTGGACTGGAGAGCGTGGCAAGGCAGCGCGGAAGCGTTGGGGGTGCTGACTTTACGACTCAGGCAAATTCCGGCCTGAGTCACCAATTCGCCTGCCGTTCCTGTGCTGGACGAGACTTGGCAATGGCTCCATGCCATTACGACCAAGGAAGCGCAAAAGAGCACGCGCCTCTGGACCTTTTCCGGGGGACTTTTGCGGCGGCAGGCACTTAATTTACCATGAACGAAATGACCAAATCCCACACCTGCCGATTGCGGCATGGTGACTACGCCTTCATCAAAGGCGATATTCTCGATGTTGGGTGCGGAAACGACCCCATCAAGCTCGACCCGCCTTCAACTGTTCGCGGCTGGGACTTGGCAGACGGCGATGCCCAGTATCTTGGAAGCATCGAGGACAAGACCTTCGACTGCGTGGTGTCCGCGCATTGTCTTGAGCACCTCCACGATCCTGCCATTGCTCTTCAGAACTGGAGTCGTGCTCTCAGGGAGGGCGGATACATTTACGCCCTTGTTCCACTCTACTCCGCTTATGAGAAGTTCCACGACTTCAAGTTCGGCAGTTCGTATTCAGGCCGGTTCAACCCTGACCACAAAACGTCATGGGACATCGTATCGGTGAACAAGCCGCTGAACCATGAGCACTACGACTACAAGCGCATTGTCGAGATTGGCTTGAATGCAGGTCTGCATCTCGTTGACTTGCGGATGGAACTGGACGGCTTTCATTGGGATAAATGGAATGACGCTGGTTTTGACTCGACGCAGCATGGTGGTTTGGCTCAGTTGTGTATGATCTTCCAGAAGATATGAATTTGCTGCCTGTCGTCCTCAACATCGCACCGCATGAGAAACGTCAGGCGGAACGTCTGGTTCGCTACATCAAAGCCTTGGATGGCACGGATGTCATCACGATGGAGTTTCCTGAGCCGTCAGAGATGCGTTATCCAGAGGTGGCAAATTGGGCATTCAAGCAATGTGCCAAGGAGATGCGGGGCAAGGCTTTCGTGTGGATTGAGGCTGACTCGATCCCCCTCAAGGCAGGATGGCTGAAGGTATTGACCGAGGAATACCACCGCCAAGGCAAACCGTATCTCTACATCAAGACGAACAACCCGCCGTTTGACAACTACACTGGCATTGGAGTCCAAGGGCCGAATGCGTTTGAGCAAGTGCCGGACAACCTCAAGCAATGCGGGTTCGACGAGTGGATTGAGAACCACCACCAAGAGCATATTGGACGCACCGATTTGATTCAGCACTCTTACGGCATCTACAATTCCAGCGGCCATGCCACGCTACATGAGTTCCCGCGTGATCTGAGCATCATCAGACCGGATGCCGTCATTTTCCACAAAGACCAGAAGCAAGGACTCATCGACCACTTGATGCCAAGTTTGAAGAGCGACGACGTAACGAACGTATCCACGGTCGGTGACGCTGGCGATGCAATTCTTTGTTTGGCAACTCTCAAGCATCGAGGAGGATCGTATGACTACTACTTACGCGATAACGGGGCCACGAAGGGGATTGTCGCTCGCGCTCACATCGTCAAACCTCTGTTTGAAGCGCAACCATACATCAACTCTGTCCGCATTTGGAAACGAGAAGAGATTCAATGGGCATCAGAAGGATTCCGACCCGGCTGGCACGATAGGTCTTTTTCACTTGCTGGCGCTCACGCATCCCATGCTCTTAGCGTTGGGTTCATCAAGGAGATGCCAGACTTTTCAAAGCCTTGGCTAACCGTTGAGCCTGACAAGAAATTTGCTGACAGGGTGATTATCAATCGCAGCCCTCGCTACAACAACGATTCGTTCCAGTGGAGCCAAGTCGTGAAGTTCTATGGCGATAGGCTCGTTTTCCTTGGCCTTCCAGATGAATACGCTGCGTTCTGTCGCGCTTTTGGAAACGTCCAATACCTTGTCACTGAGAACATGCTTGAGGCCGCAAAAGCCATCGCTGGGTCAAAGCTGTTCATCGGGAATCAGAGCGCCTGTATGACAATCGCGGAGGGCTTGAAGCACCCTCGAATCCAAGAGGGGAGTCTGTGGTGCTGCGATTGCGTGTATCCGAGTGCCAACAATGCTCAGTATGTTTTCGATGGCTCAATGACACTGCCGTCATTCGATGGTGGTGAAAGCCTCGTTGTGGAGTCTCAGTTGATGGGATGGAAAAACTACATCCTGAACGAAGTCCCAAACTGCGGACGTGGGCGCTACGGTTGGTATTATCAGCACAACGACGTGATGATCTGCGAGGGCGCTTTCGAGTTTGCGTGGAAGAGGCTCCGCAAGATGACTCAATGGGCCGATGAGGTTTGCCAGAAAGCCGTCGTGGATTTCACCGTGGCCTTGAATCCTCAATGGTTCGAGCGTAAGGTGAAACTGCCTCAGCTTGACGTTGCTCGTAGGGCGTTGAGGAATGCGGGATATACAGAGCATCCGATTCTGTGAAATTCCGTAAGTTTCGCTTGCCAACCTTACGCCCGTGACTACTAAGTCCGGCATAATGATCCTAGCAATACCCGTATCGCAGTCTGACGTTCATCTGCTCGCCAAAAAAGCAGAACTACTCAAGAAGTTTGGCCCCTATCCTCGCCACATCCTTGCCGTCATTCCTGACGAGCCAGTGAAGCAACCGGCAAACGAGTTTATGGCTGAGTTGAAGCCCCTGTTTCAGGACGCGCATTTCTTGCCTGTTCCTTTGAATCTCACAGGATGGCCCATCGCTCCGAATCGTCACTTCAAGCTGGCGGCGGCAAAGATTCACAGCCTTGGCATCAAGGAGGCTTTTTACTTTTTCGAGTTGGACAATGATCCAATGGTCGCTGGCTGGCTAGACCGTTTCCACGACGAGTATGTGGAGGCCAACAAGCCTTACATGGGCTGCGTCACGCCTACTCGCGGCTTTGAGATGACGCCAGATGGCCCCATTCCTGCCAATGGCGAGGATCACATGGTCGGCACCGGAATTTACCCTCCGCATCTCTCGACTTACTCGGTCAAACTAACCTCGGTGGATAAGATTGCCCCTTGGTCGCGCATGCCGATTGAGCCTTTCGACGTGGCAATGCGCCATGAAATCGTTCCTCACGCGCACGCAACCACGCTGATTCAACACAACTGGCGCACAGCCAAGTATCGCAAGCAGGGTGATTCGATTGTCTGCGATGACGTTGAAGGCATTCAACCCAACGAGTCGCACAAAAAGCCTTGGGATGGCGTTTCTATCGTCATTCACGGCTGCAAGGACGGTTCACTTACCGATCTTCTCCTCAAAAATCTCCCCATTGATTCAGTTAAGGCTGGGACTGCTGCGGCAGGGGCAAATGCCGCAGACTCATCGACGCCGCACACCGCCGACGTTCAGCCTAGCGGTGGCACTCCTAAAAAGCAGCATCCGACGTTCCTTGGGGCGCGGATTGGCCGTTTGGTGGCAGCTAAGTCGCAGAAGGTTGCTGACATCGCGAAGGCCTTGGATGTCACGAATGAGCAGGTTGAAACTGAGATTGCCAATACCTCGAATGGTTTGGTGCTTTCTGGCAAGGCTAAGTGGGTGAAGAAAATCTAATCCATGAACACCACCGAACCAGCATCCGGCCAACACGTCATCCGCCCATCTGAAATCGGCTGGGTGATGGAGCCTCGAACCGGCAATCCTAGCGAGGGCGTCCTGTCTCTCATTGTCGATAAAGAGGGCAAAGTGACTGGCGATATTGCCCGAACAAACGAGGGTATGCGTGTCATCAAGGCGGCTATTCAGTTCGATGAGAAGTTCATCACCATGCAGGCGTTGTCTGGAATCGTGGATGTGGTGAACGAAGCCATCACAAAGCTGACCATGAAGGGCTGCTCGCTGTTCTCGCTGGAAACAGAACTTACGCCTCTGCTTCAACCTAAGCTGATTTTGACTGGCGTGGACTCGAACGGGTTTACTTCAGGGACCGAAAACACTCTTGATTCTCAAGCAAAGGGTGGGACTATCGGCTGATTATGGAACTTCCTACCGCCCTCAATAATTACGCTCCACCCGTCGTTGACACGGAGGGCAAACCACTCGCTCGCCGTATTCAGTCTGTTGATGGCGCTCGTTCCCTTTGGTTCCGCATGCAGCAGGCCGACCTTGCCAGCAATCAGCAGATGGCAAAAGTGCAGGCAATGGTCGATGGCCGTGAGCCTTACGACCCAGCGATGCTCCAAAAGCAGGGCTTGGGCTACATGTCCAACTTCAACCCCGGCGATGCGAAGTCCTTTCTCGACCAGTCTGTTGCAGCCTTCATGGACCTTATTACCGGCTCCGAAGGCCTGATTGATGTCCAGACCAAGTATGGCGACATCTCCGAGCGCCAGAACCTTTCGCAGCGTATTTCCCTACACCTTAGCAGGACAATTCGGAGCTGGCCTGAGTTTTTCTACCGTTACGCCTTCATTCCGCACTACCGGACTCTGCATGGCACTGGAATTGCCTACTTCCCCGATCCGAATAACTGGCAATGGGACGTAACCAGCCTGTCCTACCTGAAAATACCTCGCCAGACTCGCACCTGTGAGGACGCGATTCAATACGCGGCGATGAAGAACCGGCTCTACGCAATCTTTGAACAGAAACTCCGGGGTGGGCATCCGTCGATTGGTGAGTCCCTCATGTGGGCCTGCTTTAATGCGGCTCAAGCGGCCCCCGCACCACCCGCCGGGTTGCGTGCGGCCCACCCAGACGAGTATTCCCCGGCGATGAAGCAAGCAATCCAGACCGCTGCGCAGAACTTCTTGCGGGAAGCCATCGAAGCCGTGTCCACGGCTGCTGCACAGCGCGTTGAGGAGATTGTGGAGCAAGTCAAAGCGGCGGCAAACGAGGCCACCCATTACCGTGACGGCCTGCACTGCATCGGGACCCTGCTCGGCCCGGAAGCCTACCTGTGTGATGATGGGGTGAGCCACTCCATAGACCCTCTGATTGCAAAGGTTGCCGAGCTGGTGGAGGAACATGAGATCGAGCGCCGCCGGTTGCTGGAAGAGATCTCCTTCATCGGTCGCGCCGTTGGTCATGTGGTGTGCAGGGACAGCGGCCCAGCCGGGCAGAGCCCATCTGTGCTCACCGCTGGGGTGGTGGCCGACATCCGCCGCAAAGAAGAGGAGGATGAGGTGGGTCTCGGGGTCGCCAAAGACGCCTTTGATGCCGTGAGTGAAGCCCGTAAAACCATTGATCGGCTCACGGCACAAAATGCCGAGCTCTCAGGGGAGCTGGCACGCATCCATGCCGCCGTGCATAAGGACCCCAGCACCCCCTCAACCCGGATG